GGTGAACTGTGGCTTCTTCTTCCTAAATGCTGTGATGTTTTCAGCACCTATTCTCTCACCCACATCACCAGTGTCCATAACAGGTCTATCATCCACAAGGTCTTGAGCCTCTTGCTCTACATCAAATAACCTCATCTTAGATCGATCTATACCTACAACGAATCGCTTATTCTTACCGATGTCGTTCCAACGATTCTTGAGTTGCTTGATCATAATCTGATTCAACGCTTCAAGTTCTTCTGAGGAGATAAGAGCAAACATAAAGTCAGCGGTCGCTGGTAGACCAAAAGACTCAGACGTATCCTCTAAACCCACGTCAGAGTTCGAGTAACCAGAGCGAGTTGTCTGTGTGGCGCTTACAACAGGCACGTTGAACTCTACCGCAAGACCACGTAACTCTTCAGCAATCGCCTTGATGTATGTATAGCTATTCACGTTCTGGGCGTTCTTGAGCCTTGAAGACATACAGATATTGAGATAGTCAATAAAGATGATGTCTGGTTTGAAGTTTCTCTTGAGTTTCAATTCGTTGAGGAGATGCCTAAAGTGTGCTGAACCCGCACTTGCTGTTGGATACTCTTTCACAATAAGTTTTCCCGTGGTCTTAGCCTTGACACGATCAATACGTTTCTTATACACATCACGAGGTATATCACCTAAATCATCTAGCGAGACATCAAGTAGGTTCGCATCAATACGTTCAGCAATGCGCTCCTCAGCCATCTCCATAGTGATATACAGAATGTTATTACCATTCATCATAGCAGCCGCTGCTTGGTGGCACATAAACAATGACTTACCCACACCTGTGCCAGCAAGTGCTATAATCAATGCTTTCTTTGATACACCACCTTTGGTTATCTCGTTGAAGAGTTCAAGATCAAACTCAACCTTCTCCTCTTTACGATGATAGAAGTCATACCTGTCTTCATAGTCGTCTAGAAAGTCGTGACCAATATTACTATCGAATGATACGCCGAGTGCTTTTGACAAGAGGTCAGGAATAGAACCCTTGTCGAGTTTCTTGTGATCACCGTCTAGAACTAGAATAGATTCTCGAACAGCATTGTATATAGCTTTATCTTGACAAAACTTCTCAGTCGTATCCACAAGCCAGTCTAAGTCTGAATCATCAGACTTGAGATTATCAATAACATTACAGACGTTCTTGAACCGATCTTCGTTCAGGTTAGTAGATTCGCTTACAGTAATACGCAGGGCTTCTTTTGACGGAAGCCCATTGTATTGATCGACATAAGACTGTATCGTTTCATAGACATATCTCTCATCTAGATTTACGAAATACTCACTCTTGAGAAAAGGCAAGACTTTTCTAGCGAATGGTTCGTTAGATTGAAGATTCGCTAGAATAGTTTGATCAATCATTATTACACCTCAGTTGTAGATTCTTCGTCCATTGTATCACTATTCTCATCTGATGTCAATAGCGCTTGCCCGCCTACCGTGTAACGATTACGAATATCTTCTGCTAACTTAGTCTTGCTGAACATCATCTTCCAGAAGTCAGAGTTAGAGTTGATATCTTTAGCCCTCATCAGTTTATCAGATATGACTTCACCTGTCTCAGGATCAATCGCTTCATACCACCCAACCTTAGGCTTATGAATATACCCTAGCTTCTCACCAACGTCAAGAAGACCCGACCACTTGCTGATACCACCCTCGAAGGTTACCGTAATAGGTATCTTGGATTTCTCACGAACATGGCGAGACTTTTCAATGTTGATAACAAAATGATAACCCTCTATCTCAGTACCGACCTTCTCTTGCTGACGACCAATGATCCAGATAGCATCTGCGCTATAATAGGCACCAGTGCCTCCAGACACAATATCTTTTGGGAACAAACCAATTTCTTTATATGTGTGGTTCACCGCAACAAGAGGTATGTCTTTGAGATTCAAGTGAGGTGTTATCATACGAAACAGTGACTTCATCTGCTTCGCTCTAGACATATCAGCAACAGACTTACCGTCCATAGCATCATCTACCTCTTTCTTTGACGCAAGGTTACCTATCGAATCAATAACAATACAGATATTATCCTTCTTGTCTAGACCATCTAGCTGTCCCATGATATCAAACTTCAACTCTTCAACATTCGTAATAGGTGTGTGAACAACACGATCCATATCAATACCAAACGATTCGAAATAAGATTGTGGTGTGCCGAACTCACTATCGTAGAATAGTATCACAGCATCGTCATATTTCTTCTGATAAGCTGCGGCCATCATGAGAGCAAATGCTGACTTGAAGTGTTTGGACGGTCCAGCTAACATCAATAGTCCTGGTGATAGACCACCATCTACACGACCAGAGAGGGCCACGTTGACCATAGGTACTGGTGTAGTAGCCATATCCTTCTTACCAAACACTTTACTATCCATAATAGTAGAGGTCATCTTAGAACTACTGTTCTTGATTAGTTTTTCAATCAGTGACAATATTATACTCCTGTTTTATGTTTTTACTACTAATACTATTATATCACTTACCCTCTATAATGTCGAGTAACTAATACCATTATATCACTTACCCTCTAGAATGTCAAGCAATTTCTTCTCAAACTTCTCGACAGACTCCTTTCGATTAGGCCATAGTATCGTGTCCTTGTCTGGGTTAGATTTTAGATTTGTTAGAAGAGGTATGATAGCGTCATACATATTCTTGAGCCTGCGGTCACTCTCTTCTCTTGCTATAATCTGTGTGGCCGCTGTGGGTATGTCTGCTTCGTCTATCGCTGCGAAGCCAAAGTCGTTGAACTCTGTCATTGAAAAAATCCTTCTAAGGTTGAAATCTCTTCAAGGTTCCAGTCGATAGCATCAGCGACCAACTTGAGTGGGTCTTTGAATGTCTTGTCGAACTGTAACTCATAATCTATATATTGATCTAGCTGTAATTCTTTTGGTAACCAAGCAGGAAACGATATCACATTCTCATAGATATGGTTTGGCTTCTTGAGATAACAGAACTTCACCTTCGCACCATTCTGAAGCAAGTCGTTCTCACGGTCAAGGCCTAGCTTTGTTATGTGATGGTTATAGAGGAGTGCGCCTCTTACATGGATAGGTGTACCCTTCTTGTAAATAGAAGTTTTGTCTGACCACTTGACCATCTCGCTCACGCCACGTGGAAATGAGACCTCTTCAGCGGGTAAAGACTTGAACTCGTTGTAGAAATCGGCAACAAACTTCTGAAGTTCACTCTCATCACCCTCTAACATAATCTTATAAGCCATCTTGAATTTATCTCGAACAATACGAGGTGTGGATGACTTCACAGCTTCGATACCCATAATCTTTAGCTTTGGTTCGGCATACTGTACACCCTCATTATTGTGGACATTTAGTATGTATCGCTTCTTCGCACACCATATGCCCTTGTCAGCAATAGCTTCCCGGGCCATCTCCATACGATTCACATAAGCGTTCATGTGTGTAAACATATCAGCATATGAGCGAGTAAGCATAGGCTCAAACTTCTCTTGGCAAGCCTTGTCTAAGAATGAGACTGGATCAGATGGCTTGACCGCACTCACAAGACTACTCATATTTACATATAGCGAATCAGTATCAATCGCTATCACATAGTCAGAACTTGTTTTCAGAATGTTTCGCATAGTCTTGTTGACGGCTTTCTCAGCCCAACGAATCGCAAGTTGACCTGAGAGTGTGATACCCTCGGCTATGCGTAAGTCATAGTAGCGAAAGTAAGAATTGCCTAAAGCGCCATAGAGTGAGTTGAGTAAAATCTTGATAGCCATTTGACGATTACTTAGCTGTGTGATCTGTGTCGCTAACTGGGCTGTCTTGTTTTTTTGATACTCACTATCAACATTCAGCATCTTGTCTTTGACCACACGCCGTTGGTTATAGTAGTCAATAATGATAGCAGGCATGAACCCTTGCTTCTCTTTACTATAGCAAGTGCCGTTTGCTGCTACAGCATAGGGACCGTCAGGCAAAGTCTTGTTCTCTAGAAAGTGATCAACACCGCTTGGATAAACTATCTCATCAACGATAGTTTCTGGTGACATATTATACTGGACGATAAGATTAGGATACAGGGAGTTCAAGTCAAAAGATACTACCCAGTCATGAGCGCCAGTCTGTGGGTCTTTTACGAAACCACCTGGATACTCACCCTTGGGGTTACCCTTAGCTGGCGGCACCGCTATCTTTCGCTCATTCAGATACCGATATGTGATACTGTCCCAGATAGCAGTCGTACCCATTACGTCAGTATAGTTGACACCACCCATATAAGCAATCGTCAAGGCTAGATCCATTAGACCAGTCTCTCTATCAATACGATCCACTAACTCCACATCTTTCACATTGTAGTCAATAAATTTCTGATAGTCTGCTTTGTAGAGACCGTGAAGAGAGCCATGCTCATCATAAGATAACTTACGCTCACCAAGCACCACATGGGCTATATGATCTAACGCATAACTCTCTTGAGTGCCATACGAGTAACCAAACTTCTGAAAGATATCATAGAAGTCCATCTGTTGAACACCATAGATATCATAAGCATCAAGTGTCTTACCCTTGAGCGAAACCTTACGATAGTTTACATGACCCCAAGGCGAGAAGTTCTTCGCAACATCTTCACCAAATAATCTTGTAACACGGTTGATGATATACGGGATATCAAACAGTCGAATATTCCAGCCAGTGATAACGTCAGGCGTATTCTCAGACCAGAACTTACCAAACATCATAAGCAAGTCTTTTTCGCTGTCACACTTACGATACTGTATCAAGCAACCTTCAGGACACTTACCAGCCTCTACATCATAGTTACCAAGACCCCAAACATGATACACGTTACTCTTGCGTGACTTATACGCAATAGATATCACAGGATAGGCCGCTTGTTCGGGATGAGGGAACCCCTCTTCAGATGCTACCTCAATGTCAAAGTTACCTACGTCAATCACCGATAAATCTGGATCAATCGTGACAGGAAACTTCTCTGCTATGAACTGAGCCACATAGTTCTTGTTGCCATATATCTTGAAGTTGCTTACATCATCATAGGCTAAATGGAAGTTTTTAGCATCCTTCATACTATCAAACTTCTTAGCCTCTACACTTGTACCATCTAATGCGGACCACTCAGTCGGATTAGTTGTTTTGAGAAAGAATGTTGGCTTGAACTTGGTTTTACCTTCAACCCGTGTGCCATTCTCAGTATAACCACGGTATAGAATATTGTTGCCGTATCTGTTGACACAGGTGTATATTGCTTTCATAATATGCTTTCTGTTTGATGTGGGTCTATTATAACATACCACAACGATTCTGTCAACCAGAATCCTATAAGCCTAGGCTCCACATCCATATCGGTATCACTAGTACCTGAAATAGGAGGCAGATAGCCAACATCAAGATGACTATCTGCTTTTGTGGATCCATTACTCTTTATCTGACTTTGTGCAAACAAACGAGTAGAACTCACGGGCTTTATCTAAGAGTTCATCACTTGAATACATTGTAGACGCCTCTTTCAACTGTTGACGCATCTCATCAGTAACTTTACCAGCCTCACCCATAAGGGTCTGGGCAAAGTCTACGTTGATATGTATCTGTTGGTCCATATACTCTTTAGCCAACTTTAGCATATCTGCTCTAATTTCGAATGGGTTCTTGCTACTCATCTCTGTCTCCTCTGTGTGTGTTGGTGGGGGCCTAAGCCCCCGGTTATTATCCCTCTGCTAAAAACTCTTTCGGGTTAGATGAAATCTCAATCTTACGAGGTTTCTTTGCGTCAGGAATCAGGTTAGTGAGAGTGATAAGCAACATACCGTTACTCATATCAGCACCCGTCACTTCAATCGTGTCAGCCAGTGTAAACACTCGCTTGAAAGTTCTTGCGGCAATACCTCGATGTATATAATCTAGACTCTCTTTCGATTGAGGCACACCTTGAACGGTGAGCGTTCCATCCTCAAGAACAATATCTATCTCTTCACGGGTATACCCCGCTACCGCTAACTCAATAGTGTAAGTTACATCGTCATGCTTTATGATATTGTAAGGTGGAAAGTTGCCAGTCGTGTTACTGACTGTTGAGTTCAGTTTCGATACAATACTATCAAACCCAATAAAGAATGGATCGTTATGAACCGAATTACTATTGAACTTTAGTCCTGTCATTTGCTATCTCCTTTATAAGCAAGATTTATGTAGACCCATAAGGCATCTACAATCATATTTATATTATATCATATATCACATGATTCGTCAAGATGTTCCTGTGCTACCAAAGCCCCCATCTCTTGATGTTTTTTGCTCTGGCTCATCTTCAGTTATAACGAAGCGTCTTTGTTCAGCCGTTACAACCTCACCTTGTGCTATTCTGTCACCATCTCTTACAATAAAGATTTTGCGTGACGTGTTATGCAACATAACATATGTCTGGTTTACATAGTCAGCATCGACGATGCCTTCACAGTTACCCAATATAATACCACTCTTGAGCGCAAGCCCAGACCGTGGATGGATGCGAAGTGATTCGTTTTCAGGTAAGTCAAAGATACACCCCGACGGCACCAAGGCTCGGTCACCAGGCGCAATGACTATCATACGACCAGTTGTGGGTGAAATTGATTTTTCGTTCTTTATATTGTAATATACAACACCGTCATCATTCCGTAAACTGGCTCGGATATCGAAGCAAGCAGCCCACTCACTGCCGTATATTGGAGTATGCGCCTCGGGCCATATCTTGTAAACGCTTAGTTCTTTCATCATCACTCTCCATAATTTTCATTTCATTAGCAATCTCTCTAATAAGATCGCTGTCATAAGTTTCAGCCATATTCAATAAATGCTCTGTAAACTCCTCTATCATTTCTTCTTACCTATGCTATATTTAGGTATCAGATCCCATTCGTGCTTTTCTTTGAACGGAAGTATCTTTATCTGCGAGAGGGGAGCAATAGGCTCTTCGATAATACTCTGATTCGTTACTGTTATCAGACCCCACTCTTCAAGAAGTTTTACGATAGTATTTCTACGCCCCTGATCTTCTTCACCAAAGTTATTCACACGACCATCAAGCATAAACAACTCTTTGAAGTGTACGACATAGTATTTACCCTGTTTGTGTAGGATATGGCAAGACTGATAGAGTTTGTGGTCTTGTCTTGACGCTACGCCAATTCGAGTCAATGTCTCTTTTACTTTGAGAAAGGATTCATCACTAGGAAGTGTTACCTCGACTAAGTTATCTACTACGCTCATTATTTTATCCACCTGTTTTTAATTATTTTTATCATATCGAATATCGACTTTCTATTTATATAAATGAGAGTGTGGTCGGACCTATCTCATAAGGGTCTATTTACCCCCCTCTTTATATGAATCTCTAATCTCATTGATATTATCTGTGCTGAGTAGTGGCATAATATCTTTTGCGTTACTTCTGCTATATCCAAAGTATTTCATAACTAATTCTAGGTCATCATTTACTTCTTCCTTTGCCCATTTAGCAAAACGCTTCTTAGACCTAGTAGAGTTGAGAAAGAACTCATACTGTGGTCTTGCTGATAAATGGTGGTTTATATTCATTAGATTTGCGTGTAGTATCGTGTCGGGAAAGTATGACAACGCATTGTTTACTACCCATGCGTTATAGCCCTTCTCAGCCAGTTCATCATTCTCACTACCACGCATCATATTCTTCTTGGTAGTATTGATGGTGTTTACATAATCAAACGGGTTCGCCAATATTCTGATCCTCTATATCATACTGCTTAGAGCAATTCTTACACACGAAAGCCTCACCCATCTTCTCATCTTCGTATCGATATCGAATGGTGACATGAGACTCTTTTTTCTTTATCTTGATATCACAGATCAAGCATGAAATCTTTGGACTGATTCTTATCAAACAACTTGCTCCATTTTTTTAGTTTGTCGTGCTTAGTTTTAGCACGAATCTCTAAATCGTAATGTGTAAAGAAACCGTGCGATACAAGTAGCTGAATCATCGCATACACGTCTCCAGCCTCTTCTAACACCTTCTCACGCTGCTTCTGAGTGACGCCACCCTCGGTGTCTGCTTTGCGAAGTGTCTTACTACATATCTGAGTAAGTTCACCACACTCTTCCATCGTGATAACCATTAGTTCTTGAAGTCTATTCATATCTATTTCCAATCCATTTCAGCCATGAGTGTCGCAAGAGCAGCTACTCGATTTATCTCAGAGTTCGCTACAAACGCCTCTTTATATTGATAGTCCGCAAGAATGATAATAGCATCAGCTACATTCGAGGTAGACTTTAGTTGAGCGGGTAAGATGTCATATAACTCACGATACAGAACAGACGAATCAATATCACCATTCTCTGCTACCCACTTTCGCATATCTGTAAAGTTCTTCCCACGAAGACTTTTGACAAGAGTTTCGAAACTCTCACCAGACTTGTTTGCTAGAATACCAGCATCAATACGACCAGTAGCAGCATAACGCTGAAGTTCATTAAGGGATCTACGCCAGTCTGGGAAATAAGTCTTGACCAATTCAGCCACAGCTTGTTTATCATACTCAACTCCTTCGTCATCTAATATTGTCCTCACTCTGTTAAAGAATTGACCAGCAAGAGCCGTCTTCTCCGATTTAGGTATGTTGAACTCGACTACGCTACAACGAGAGTGTAATGGTTCTATTATTCTGTTCTTGAAGTTACAAGTCAGAATAAAGCCACAGTTTTTACTGAACTCTTCCATAAAGTTACGCAGTGCTGGCTGCGTCGAGTTGGGATTGAGATAGTCAGCCTCATCAAGTATCACATACTTACGACCACCCGAAAGAGATACCGACGATGCGAAGTTAGATATCTCAACCCGTAGCGTGTCAATGTTGCCGTTCATAGACCCGTTGATCGTGATGTAGTCAGCACCAATCTCCTCTAGCATAGCTTTTGCTACAGTAGTCTTACCTACACCCGCTCGACCAGAGAGAATCAAGTTTGGCACATTGTCCTGATCAACAAATTGCTGGAACGTCTTCTTGAGTTCTACGGATAGGATTGTGTCTTGAATACGCTTTGGGCGATACTTCTCCACATACAAAAAGTCTTTTAGCATTATATATCCTCATAGTGTAAATCTTATGTCATAATAATAGCACAAAGGAGGGGTCTTGTCAACCCCTCCAATCACTCTATTCCTCGATATTTACTTCAGGTTCTTCTCCAGGAATGTCAATGTCCTTCCCTTGTTCCTTAGCGGCTCGAAGAAATGCGACATAACGTTCACGAAGACTTCCTACGGCTAAGAGTTCTTGACCACGAATCGCACCTCGTCCAGTAGCGATATCAATAATTTGCACTCCACCAGCAATGTCTTCTAAAGATAGACCTGCCTCTTGAGGTGCTTGTGTTTCTTCTGTCATATATCATCCTTTCTAGATGTCTGTCGTAAGTTATATATATTAGATAAACTATAGGGGTTCGCATATGATGACACAAAACTTCAACTCTTTTCCATCATTTGATGCTAGACGAGACCCATGGGCTTCAGGTAGTGGAAGTGAGAATGGCAACTCTAAACCAGTCTCGTATCAAGGTGTTGAATATGATACATTGACTGAGTGTAGTGAAGCCACTCAAACTTCTATCTACAAGATTAAAAAACACTCCTCTTTCAAATGGTTAACCAAATTTTGAATTAGCTTCAACAGCAACCCAATACTGGACTCGCTCAGACTTGAAGTGAGCCATACCTTTAGATGATATAGAGACTTCGTAATCAGCGGGTATCATCTTCAAGTTCTCTGTCTTGATGATCATGCTGAAAGTATCCGCACTGGTCGCATCACTAACCGATACGTCATACTTGTCAGCGGTTGGGTTCTTGCTATCAATAGCAGACATTAGTATCTCATCACCTTCGCAAGAGAAACTAATCTCAGGTAGTTGAAGCACATTCGAGGCTTTGATAACACTATTCAACTCTTCCCACGTCACCCTGACTTGTACCTCTGGATTAGGCACTTCAATGTCTTTATTAGGTGGAGTGACAATCATTGACTCAGCGGCGTATGTGTATTTCACGCCACGACGACCAGACTTGATAACAAAGTTAGTATCTTGAAATTCAATGTCGGGTTGCTCTAACAGTGTCAGTGTAGCCAGAAAACGTGAGAGGTCATAGACACCAGCCGAAGAATCGAACTCTTCATCTACTGTCGCTGAAGACATAACAGTTTTCTGTGGACTAATAGTCCGTATGGTATTCCCCGGCTTGAACATCACGCTTGGGTTGATCGTGCTGAAGTTCTTGAGAATCTCCATAGTGTTGTCGCTAAGTTTCATAGTCATAGTCCTTTTCTCTTCGATTTTTTTACGTTTATCCCTGATATATTATCAGGTATTTTCTTCTGTGTCAAGTCTTTTTTATTCTCCCAAGTCTTTTTATTTGAACTCTTATCAGCCGTGGGACTTGCTTGTATCGCAGCCATAGCAGCCATAGAACCGCGGAAGATATAAGAGCCGACGTGCGCTAATGTCATCCAAGGACACATCCAGATTTTACCACCAGCGTTGACTAGATACTGACTGAACATATAATCTTCTGACAGATACCGTCTACTCTTTGGGTCAATTACTGTATCAAAGTAACACATAATCTCACGGCTACCATCAAAGCTATTTGTACGAATGTGATCTGGCTTATAGCTTTGTTCAGGATATGCTTTATCAAACTTCGCAAACGCTTTACGATCAATCATCATAAAGCCTGTGCCACCCTCTTTGACTTGAACTGGCTCATCGACCTTGAAACTCTTTACACCATCCGCAGGATTGAATACGAAGTCAGCGCCGAACGATTCAAGCTGGAATGGATCTTTATCACCATACCCCTGATTCGCCGCTTTGCTCACCTTCTCCCAAGCAATAGCTTTCTTAGGATACGGACCCGTCACTACGTCCATACCCTTATCACTATCACATAGATGTAGAAGAGTGAACACATCTTTTGACTGGAATCCAATATCACTATCAACGAATAACATATGAGTACAGTCGCTCCGAAGGAACTCATCTACACAATAGTTTCTTGCTCTTGTCACAAGAGATTCGTTGAATAGATAGTAGAACTTTAGACTAATATCATACTTAGCACAAGTGGCTGCTAAGTCGTTTGTAGCTTTAGTGAACATCCCAGCACACTGTCCACCATACATTGGCGTAGCAAAGAATAGCTTCTTTGATCGAAGGTCTTCGGTAGAAATCTTTATTTCCATTGTTTACACACTCTCGCATTTTCTAGTTGGCTTCTCATCCAGTTAGCGCACTCCTTCGCTGATAAACTATCTTCTGATATCGAAGGCATCCTATCATCAACACCAATGTTTCGTATCACAGAGGCTGCTAACATCATAGCAGAGGCAGTGATCATACAAACCTGATGTAAGTCTGACCCATCTGATCCACTATCATAGTCTATACCACGCTCGAAGTCATCTATATGACGCTTCAAGCTATCTATCATTTGTTGCCATGGCAGCCCTTTCTCCCAGTTCCTATGTTCATATTTGTTAGCCCCATACTCTAAAGACGCTGCCGCTGCGGCTAATGCTTCAAGCGGTAGCTGTCTCATATATGGCACACTAAGCGCTTCCCGCATCGCACCGAACTCCGATTTTTCGTAATCTATACTCATCTATTTATCATCTCCAAGTCATTTTCAGCACGGTGAATAGTCTGTAATCGTAATATATCTGCTGCCACATCATGTCTACTATCATGAGCAACAAAGGCTTCTTTCCAATACACATCATCTAATACTGGGATGAAGGCATTCTTGATAGGAAAATTCAATTTAGCATCAATCCAAGTTCTTGTATCTCTTGTTTGCCACCACGGCAGATATTGCTGGGCGAGAAGACTTTGATCAACATCTCTCATAATCCTCTCTAATAGTAAAGGATCAAAGGAGTTACCCCTTGACCACCAGTGCTTGATGCTTCCAAACTCTCTTATATATGCTAACATTATAACAGAAAACTCGGTGTATGTCAAGTCGTTTTTGCTAGGTTTTAGATTATATTGTGCCTCTTTTGGAAGTCTTTCCCAGAACTTCAAATCTTCTTTTGAGAAGAGGTATCCATGAGAGATTTGATCCTTCACATCAAACTTAGATGTTCTCACAAGGTCTATTAGTTCTTGAAATGAATATGGAGTTGTTGTAAATCTTTCCCAATCAAACACCACATACGCTGCGTCGATGATAACACTCTTATGAGTACCATCACCAACAGTTTCAAAGTCTATTATAAAGTCTTGCTTCACGCAGCCTCCTCAAGTAATATATACTTATAGTCATACCAGAATTATTTTATCGCAATCGCACCTACGAATAAATGATGTTGCCAAAACGTTTGAACCGATTCGAACCCTGCTAGAGATAACATACCAACCAGTTCTGACCAAGTGTTTGGTTTGAGCATAGATCGCAAAGACTGCTCTTTATCCATAATGTCTTCAGTACCAAAAGACTTTCTCTTGAAGTCGTAGAACATAAAGGTTAGCATATCCTGAACTTTAGAACTACACGAATAAGTCTTCTCGGCGAACACAAAAGCACCACCGGCGTTTAGCCCCCGATAGATATTATTGAGTACATTCTGTCTGTCTTTTCGAGGCATAAACTGTAGCGTGAATATAGACGTGACCATGTTACAATTCTCAAACTCATAGTCACGAACATCTTTATGCTTTAGGTCAATTGATGGATACTCTATCATACGATTTTCCATATCCTTTTTAAAACCAGAAGCATAATCAATACCTATGTAATTAGCATAGAAGGATACATCTTTATTCTGATCATACATCGCAGCAAGAGTCTTACCAGTAGAGCAACCAATGTCTACAATGTTAGTGTCGTCTTCTGCGAAGTATCTTGACATACTTACTATATCATCATGTAACATAGAGTACCCACGAATACTCGCATCTATGTGGTTGTCAAACCCCTCATCTCTATGAGCAAATGTAAAGTCGTTCTCTTTCATTTTATTACCTCGTTATACGGTTTCAATACTTTTTCATAAATCGAATCAGCAATAGCAGCCATCATCTTTGGGGCTACCATTCTACCAATTCGTTCAGCCTTTTGGTCAAACTCACCAGTCAACTTATAATCTTCTGGTAAAGACATTATACGCTTCAATTCTTTAATTGTCAACTTACGATTTGATGCATAGTGGAATACACCTGAAAGACCCCGCTTCTGACCCTGCTGAGTGAGTGTAGGACATGGTTTAGAGGGCGATGGTCGTATCATATTGAAGCACGATCCCTTAGGGTTCCAGTCACGAAACTGTGGATCACTGGGTTTCATATGCTTGCTTGGTCGAAACGGTATCGGGTCAAGAAACTTCTTTTGAAAAGAACCTTCATAGAAGTCACGCAAATGTTGAACTTCTTCAGCATCATTCTCAATATTTTCAATAGCCGCTTCAATACTAATATGTGATGTAGTTGGTTCGGGGAATATTCCATTGAGATTGAGAATATTCAAACCGATTGCTTCAGCTACATCATCACGCACACATATAAAGATGGTACGCTCTCGCGTCTGAGCCACACCGTAATCCGCAGCACTCACTACTTTATATGTCACTTGATACCCTAGGGCTTCGAAAGAGTTTACGAACTCATACAGCTTTGCTCTAGCCTCGCCAAATGTAATACCCTTTACATTTTCAGCTATAATAACTTTGGGTTGTATATCTTTTGCTACACGAATATATTCTAAGAACAAGTCTTCAATACCAGTCTGAATCTTATTGTCAGAGTATTTCTTGATACCCTCTTTGACCTTCAACTCACCCTCTTGTATTATGTTGCCGTCATCATCAAATGAAGTCTTGCGTGTATCTTCTTGATAGCCAACCCAACCCTTCTCCCGCTTACCAGCAACGGAGAACGCTGAACATGGCGGTGAACCATCAAGTATGTCTAGTTCACCTGACTTGATGTTAGCCATATCGAGGAAATCTTGACCAGAGTATTTTTTGATATCATCTACAAGAACAGGTGTGTCTGGATAGTTTTCTTTGTAAGAAGAAATAGCCTCTTCAACAAACTCGTTGATAAGAAGAATATTACCACCCGCCAATCTATAACCAGTGCTACTACCCCCACCACCAGCGAAACAACTAATGACTGAGAATAGTTTTTTGTCAGATGCTTTCTTCACATCTTCGTTATCATATGGTTCGTATTTCATCTATACCTCAAAACAATGTTGCGCCTACGTTTTGCCAATCTCTTACCAAATCTAATGTACGATCTCTATTATACACGTTTATCTCACGATTGTCAAGTAGTTTCTCAAAATATTCTGGTATGCCAGCAATTAGTTGTAAGTTCTCATGCTTACGTCTTTTGATATTCTTGATCTCGTAGAAGGCTTCGTGTATGGGCGCCTTCTGATATGGCTTGTTAAAGAAGTCGTGATCGTGTAACATCATCCATGCGGCTACATCACTATTTAGGTATGGTGCGAGTATCTTCATTCCATACTCTTCTGCGAGATATTCTTGTTGTCTTATACCGGCAGGATTCTCTGCGCCAAAGTAATCATTTCTGAATTGATCGAATAGTTCTTTTGTGTGCTTGAAGTGAATGTTGGCACGTTTAGACACGCCATACCAACCATCGGCTGCTACACCAGAGAGCACTACTTTTTCTTTGATCTTAGGGTAGACATATAGAAATGGGAATGTACACTCTACTTGAGTTTTCTTCTTACAACGATACTTGTTTATAAGTGTAAAGAAGTCTTCTTCGATGTTATCAACTGGCACATCTACAGAAACGAAGTCCCAACCAAAATGTTCAGCGACATCTTTAGCGCCTAGACTATCTGTTGTCTGCTTACCATTGACATACATACTATAGCCAGTAACCTTCTTACCTAGACGTTGTGCGGCTAGACCGCAAGTTATGCTATCTGTGCCTGCTGATAATAATACCGCTACATGATCTTCATTCGTTTCTCTATCAACGTAGTCTACTATAATCTCATCGATGTTCTTCATCGTATATTCTGCCTCTCAATTCACTCGAAGAGAATCTATGCTCTCTCTGATTGAAGTATAATTCTATACCCATTGTATCACAAATATCACGTCCTGTAAAGAGGGAATCTTTATACTCTTTACCTAGTATCCTTACATCAGGCGTGTAGAGTTGAAGTATATCTAAGAGTTCTTTTTCATACAGGTATGGCACCACTTCGTCAACATACTTTATGGCTGAGAGTTGAACATATCTCTCAACCGTATTCTGGATTGGTGAGTTCTTCTCAGAACGATCTAACGATGGGTCTATGTGTAGCGCACAAACAAGATAGTCACATTGCGACTTAGCATCTTTCAGCATCGCAATGTGACCAGCGTGTAGTAAATCGAAAGCAGAAGCAGTTATACCAACTCTCTTACTCCTCATATGTTGGCACGCAAATAGTTGACTCACCCTCAGTGAACTCTTCTTCAAGAACCCACTGTGCGTGTATACAAGTCTCGAAGTGATCAAATGTATCGTAACGAGTTACCTTAGGTTCTTCCATTCCAATCACAGTGCTAATAACAAATAAAGTCCAAGTCATAATATATCCTAGTCGTTTTTGAGTTTAGTTATCATATCTTTGAGTGCGAGTCGTTTTACTTTCAGCGGTGTTACATATTTATCGGGGGCTTTTTCAGCCTCTAGCGCATCAATCCTTTGATGTAAATCCCTATGTTTCTCTTGTAGCGATGCGAGTCTTCCATATTCCATGCTTACCTCCTATGCTGCGAGTTGACTGAAGTTCTTATGCTTAGTAAATCTAAGTACCTTATCAAACTTATCGTTGATCGAATCTCCTTTATGGCTAATGATAAACACATTAGTATCTACAGTAAGTTCATTCAATATACGAAGAAACTCTTCTGTTCCTGCGCTGTCAAGGCTTGAGTCCATAATCTCGTCCATGATAAGTAGATTAGTTGATACTGAATTGCGAAGTTTAGATACCGCTCTCCAAGTAAACAGAAGTGCTAGATCAATTCTTAGTTTTTCTCCTTCTGAAAATGATGCGTATGAAAACTCATCACGGAATCGGCTCTTGATAGTTTCGTTGAAGTTCTCATCAAGTTGAAAGTCTACAAAGAACTCCATCGCTGCTAAGTATTTATTGATTAGCTTATTCATAACAGGGACGTATTGCTTGATAATGCGTGTCTTGATACCACCATCTCTGAGCATAGATGACACCACACTCAACATATCTTTATCGTCGAAGAGTTGTGTTTGGTCTTCATGGTGAGATAAGAGCCTCTTCTCTAGTTCTAGTATAGCCCCTGTGTCCACTGATTCGACTTCATGTTCAGCTTCAGTGAGTTCTCGCTTGATATCTTTACATACCGACATAGCCACATTACACTTAGCATTGTGTTCAGACATAGAGATATTCTTCTCTGCTATCTCATCTTCGAGAACTTCTATCTCTTTCAATCTCTCCTCATGATTATGTATCTTAGCATACAGTTCGGTCTTTGCTTTTGATATCTCTTCGACCTTATCTTCATTCTCTTTCACAACAACTTTTTTGAAGTTGCTATCTAGACTTTGGCGACAAGTAGGGCAGTCATCATGCGAATCATAGAAGTGAATATCTTTATGTAGCTTCGTGACCTTGTTGCTGAGTTTACCATCTAGCTTCTGGAGTTCAACTAACTTAGCTTTTACATCTTTCTTATCACTCATAGTTGTAGTGAGATATGATACCTCTGTTATAACATCTTGAACATAAGCCCGTTCATTCTCCACTATAGCAATCTGTTCTTTCAACTTGCTCTTGAGTTTAGTTACCTCACCCTCACGCAAAACTCTTATACTTTCGTTATGCGTCTTAGCGCTCTCTATCTTCTGATCTAATAAGTCTATCTGATATTTGATATTTAGTATCTGTTCTTTATTCGATGATACCTTATCTTTGAGTAGGTTATTCATAGTAGAGAATATACCAATATCAAGCAGGTCTTCGATCACACCTCGGCGCTCACCTGCTTTGAGCTGCATGAACGGCACAAACGTAGACGCACCTAGCACTACTACCTGAGCGAAACTCTTGAGATTCATTTTGAGAATGTTTTCTTCAAGATACTGTTGATAGTCCCGTGCGGCTGCGTCTTGATTCAAGAGTATATCGTTTTTCCATATCTCGAAAGTATTAGGCTTGATACTCCGCTTTACAATATAGTTGTTACCACTGACAGAGAAACTAGCCTCTACACGAAGGTCTTTCTGGTTGATACTGTTGAGTAACTGTGCTTTGTTTATCTTACGAAAAGGTTTACCGTACAATGCGAATGTAAGAGCGTCTAGCATGGTAGACTTACCAGCACCATTCTCGCCAACAATAAGAGTAGACTTATCGTTGTTTAGAACAATCTCAGTCCAAGAGTTACCCGTAGACAGAATGTTCTTATACTTTATCGTGCGAAATATTATCAATTGTCTTCACCAAAAACTTCAGACATTCTTTTCTCGAAGTCGCGGTTATTCGCCCACTCCTTTATGGCCTCTACTGCTTCTGCGTCAGTTACACCCAACTCTCGTTGAATTTCTTTTACTGGACAGTCCCATGATCCCCATTTAGCCATACTATTCTCCTTCCCATACTTGTATTATAACACAAAGATTCGAGAGTGTCAAGTCATAAAGACAATGCTTCGTGATAAAGTTCTTCAAGACAAACTTCAACTCTCTTCTTATCAGTCTTGATATCTAGTGAAGATATATATTGCTTGAGTATTGTCATAGTGTCTTGGGCTTCGTCAAGAAGTTCATCCTCATCAATAGCGTCTAGATTATGATGGTCTTCAACTACCTTGATATCAGCCGCTTCAGAGGCTTGTAGTCTATCAAGAAACAAGTCAAAGATATAAGGATTATCTTTTGTTTTCACAATAACTTTTATAAACGTATCTGCGAGTAATGATGTGTCGAGGTTCGAGATATCTTCGATAGTCATATCAGTATCATCATAAACAATCTTATTGAATATGCTGATAGGATTCTGAATAAACTCCATCTCACGGGTCTCTGTATCAAACACGCTAAACCCACGCTTCTGACCAGCATCCGACCATGTGAGTTCATACTGTGCGCCAATATAGGTTATGTTACCTAAAGATGATGGGTGATGAAAGTGTCCAGAGTAAACTGAATCAAACTTAGAGAATGTCTTTGCGTTCATACCGTGATCGCATAACTGACCCTTTATCATCTCATAACCAGTGACCTCTAGATGACCCATGAGTATCTGTGCGTCAGTTTCAGCTATAGCTTTCAACGATGCTTCTTGATTCTCAGCACATATCCAAGGGGCTAACATAATCTTACAGTCATCTACAACTACCTCAACTGGCTTATCCCAGTATGTGTGTAAATTCTTATAGTTATGATTGCCATAGAGTTGGTTGAGACTATTGACCTCATTCGTGTTCTTGAAATATACATCGTGATTACCAGCAATAATATGAACCTCAATATTATTCTCAGAACATATTTTCATAAAGTGATCATCAAGGCTTTTGGCTGTAACGAAGTTGATATACTTACGTCTGTCAGTAAGATCGCCTAGATGAAATATAGTCTTGATATTATTCTCTAGTAGATATGGAAAGAATGTATCTTTGTAAAACTTGATAATATGCTTATGTATTGCTACGTTATCATTCCTTGCGCCCCAGTGTGAGTCGTTCAGTATTGCTACTCTCATTCTTCTTTATCATCCTCATAAAAGTTCTCTAGGCCCTTCTTCTTCTGTCGGACCAAGGTAGCTTCTTTCTTGTCAGCCATAGATTTCTCATAGTTGCTTACAAAGTTATTCATATAGTCATTGTTGAGGTCTATATAGTCAGGACTAGACGTATCGCTACCGTCTGAGGTGACTGTAGTGCCTTGAACGACAGAGTTCTCAATGACCTTGTGTCGTATATACATCTGCCTCTTTTCTTTTTGAATACGACGAATAAAGGCAAAGTAAATGACCTGAGTGAAATAAGCAAATGGGTTCTTCGATTTCTCAGGATCAAAGTTGTTGATACAAAGGACAGCGTTCTCTAAACCATCACTGACCATATCATCTCTATAAGAGTAGTTGATAAAGTTAGGCTTATAAGATAAACGATTCGCTATCTGATATAAACACTCACCCAGATAGTTCGGTATTCGAGGCTGCTCCTCACCAGATTCTTCTGCGTCTTTGACTTCAATTTTATACTTGATCATGGCTTCTAGAAACTCAGCATTGTTTACATAGTTCTTAGCCTTTTTCTTTTTCGTCATATCATACTCCCATTATTTCTACTATTATAGCATAATACTCTTACAGTGTCAAGTAAATAAATTTTCAACAATATGCGTTTTAGGGGTTGACAGGTGTATCATATTGGTGTATAATAGTATTAAGACTTTAGAATAATATATTAGATTCTATTAGATTCGATTAGAATGCAACTATCTTCATTCGTTGTAATATCTTCTTACATTCAACTAAGTCAGTTATCTCTGGAACAATAGAATCAACAAGATAACAGAACTCTACAATACGATCATACACTTCTTGATCAATAACTTCAGTTACTTCAGACTTCATAATATACTCCTAGTGTTTAGTAGAATCTCTTGACTCTAACATAGCATCAAATAGTTCCATGAGTGTGTCATCACTCTCTTGCTCCTCTACAATCTTATCATAGAAGTTATTGTATATCTGATGTGATGACTCGTTACCCTTACCCATAAACACTATCATACTAGTATTTAGATTGATAGTAGATGACTCAGAGTAGGGATTCAATAGCTTAGTATAAAGTCCCTCATCTCTATCATAGTGAGTTACAAGAGGTGCTATAAGTTTTACTATATTCTTATTCTCACTCTTATTGTCCATATCTATGTAGGCTAAGATATCGTCACCACTAAGTATCTTTATATGAAATAGTTCAAGTTTCAAGATATTATCCCTTTAGATCAATATTGTATATTTTATAGTCAAAGGACTCGCTACTGTATATATTTATGCGTTCTAGAAAATGCTTTACAGCAAAGTTCTTCTTATTCTTCCACTGTAAGTCATCAACGATATCATACAGAGTTGCTTCAGTATTGTCAATACCTTTTCTCAAGACACGACCTATTGACTGTAGATTTCTTATCTTTGACTTAGAGGGAGACGCAAAAATAATATTATCAAGGTTGACCACATTAACCCCAGTAGAGTAAACGCCATAACTAGCAAGAATAATATTGTTATCGGTAGATTCAGCAATATGACGCACACGCTCACGATCATCTGCAGAAACGCCCCCATGTATGAAGTGGACTTGCTTGTTATCTGTTTTAAGCATTGGGTACAAGAGTTTTCCATGCTTTTCAACAAACTGAAATAAGACGAGCGTGTTACCTTCAAGAGACCACGCAAGATTGCGAATGAACTTATTGCGGGCAGTATGAGTAACGATAGAGTCGATTTCTTCTTGGTATGTTCTATTCGCATTTTCTTTACGTCTACCTTCACCATAACCCAAAACAAGACACTTGATACTGAAAGCTGCAAGAGTAGCGTCCTCAATGAGTTTTCTAGTTTGTGTAACCTCAAAGACAGGTCCGAACAAACCTTCGAGAACAAGTTTGTGAGTTTGTGTCCCATCTAATGTTCCCGTAAATCCGTATCTATATTTGACATTTGACATTTTCTCCATTATGCTTGTAAGAGACTTTGCTTTGAATAAGTGACACTCATCACCTATCACAACATCAAACTTATCAAAGAAGTCTTTCTTCTGTTTATATATGCTCTGCCACGTGGATATAGTATAGTCCGCTAATATATTCTTATCAACACCACCCATGATACCATGAATATCAAGTTTGTCACCGTTATTGTAATCAGTGAAGTCAGAACTCATTTGAGTAACTAAACTTGTTGTTGGAACAATAATGAGAACCTTTCTGTTATGTATCTGACTATGATAGCGAGAGAGTAAATATATGATGAACGATTTACCAGACGCTGTTGGTGATAGCAACAACGCTCTATTATGTCGTAGTGCGTGAACAACAGCACTGTTCTGATAATCACGGGTATCATATCTTGCGTTGAACTCTGTCGCAAGTTGTGAGCCAGCATCTTCGTCCACTGTCTGAATATCATACACATCACTATCTAACTGAAAGTTATAGCCACGGGACTCACAGAAAGACTTGACATAACCAGTAAGACCGTAGTATATACTACCCGTCATAGCATTGAGCAAACGCACCTTACCATCCCAGACCTTGTTCCGAACCGCTGGCATGAACTTAGCGCCCGGGACTTCGAATGTAAAGTGTTCAGACAATTCCATTTTAGTAGAAGGATCTGCTTGAACTCTAATGTAGACCTCATTGACCCTACTCACCTTCACATTTTCCATCAGGCCCCCGTCCGAAACTTTTCCCAATCCACAATGGACTTGATCTGAAATCCTCTATTGTGTATCATTTTTATTATATTCTCAAGATAATCTACCTTAGATTCAAGTAGACCTATCTTGAGGCTTATAGTTATAATCTCATCGTCTGCGTCTAGATATGTAGGTATGTCTTGTCGAAGTATCTTCAGAGGTTGAGGCTTCCAGCCATACTCCCTCAACTCTTCAATATCAAGTTCACCCTTATAATACTGTTCTTTCGTGAGTTTGAGTTTCTTATAGTCTGTTCTCATCTTCTTGAGTTTCAAACCCTCTTGAACATATATCATATAATACTTGTTGTGGAGTTTTGGTATGTTAGCTGATTCTTTTGATATGTTGATCGTATCAAGTTCACCGTCTGTCTTCCACATCTCATAAATCTCTTCAATATTCATAATGTCTCCATATAATATTTACTTCACTTTCACTAAATCAAAGAACCTATATTGAAACGTGATATCTGTAGTGATAGCACCAACATCTTCCTCGACAGTGCTCAGTAATATGTCGCCGATATATACTGGAAACACGTCATAGAATTTCACTTCAAAGCCAGGGTTCATAGTGTTATTTAGCACAATCAGAGAGGCGTCTGAATATACTGCTTTATTTTCTAGAAGTTCTTTATATCCTTTGTATCCCTCGGGATGAGCCATCGCTCTAATCCAATCATAGATTTCAAGATACATATCCATATCTTCATCTAGACGGACAGACACCGTAAGAGGGGCGTATTCAATCTTATCACCATGAAGAGGATTCTGCCCAAATGGAATTGGAAAGGAGTTAGTTATACCTAACTGCATAGAGGGTATATTTACACTCTGAGCATAGTATTCTAGATTCGGTAATCGTTCAATAGCAAACTTGAAATTGATACCCGATAAGAAATTTAGATCTGGCATGATATCTCCTTTTGATGCTACTATTTATAAGACAAAAATAAAGGGGCGCCGAAGCGCCCCTAGTGTGTCCATTAGAATGGATCTTATTACATGATGTTCTTGACGAGTGTACGACGGTAGTATACGTTCTTACCATCTTCAAGTGTTCCGTCAGAATCTTCAGCACCTTTCGAGAATGGATTCGCAACCATACCGTAACGTGTTTTGAAGCCGATTTTAGGCTGGAATGACATTTCACCCACGGCGCGTACCATTTGGAGAGGTACATATGGGCAGTAGAAGAGACCGGCATCAAATGCGCTTGATCCTTTATATCCTACAACCATATAGTTATCACCCGCATATGGGTCGATGTATACACGATAGCGACCGTTGAGAACACCAGCGAATGTGTTGCCTGTGTCGTCTACGTTCAATGAGTTGTTGCTGTTCAATGCTGGAGCATAATCTAAGATGCCAGCCATTTGAAGAGCAGATGCTACATCAGACGAACATAAGATGATGTTACCTTTTCCGCGGCGAGTTGATTTAGCAATAGCATTTGCTTCACGCTCGATTTGGAACATAAGACCTTTGAACTTCTCAACTGACCAACGACCGTTTGCGTCAACGTCAAGATCGAACTCACCAGCAACTGCTGTACCTTGATCTGAACCTTGGATCGCACATGAATAGATTTCACGAACAACTTCACGGTTGATTTCAGCAAGAAGTTCTGCTGTCAAGATGTTAGCAAGTTCTGTTTCAGCATCCAAACCATGGATTGCTTTCAAGTCTTGAGCCATCTCTGTTGTGTACTCTGCTTTGAGCGCACGGGATTTAGCAGTCACAGCAATCTTATCGATCTCAAAGCCCATTTCGGCGAAAGTGTTATTCGCTTCCATATCTGCTGTTGTGATGCCTACACCTCGTTTAGCAATAGCATCTGTACCGGTCAAGCCTTCATGTGGGCCCTTGGGTGCTGGATCACCAGAGAAGTCTGTGTTGGCTTCGTTGTAGAATGCACTTTCACCTAAGACTGTCTTCGTATTGGCGTCCGGTTGACCATACTTAGCCCGCATTGCGAAGATCAAGCCGGTTGGGCCTGTCATTGGCTGAACGCCGCAGATATCATACGCAATTAGGTTTGGCATTGAACGACGAACCAATGAAATCAATACTGGGTCATAGTTGTCAATGTTAGTAGTGTTGTTAGCTGGTGCGTTAGCTTCGCCCAACAGATGTTGTGAAGAATATGCTGCGCCTTCGCTGATAGCACGTTCTGTGTTTTCAAGCAACTGTGCTGTTACCGCACGACGGTGCTTGTCGCCAATAGCGCTTAATTCGCTATGCTCCAGCACTGGCTGCCATTTGTTGTTTAGTTCTTCAGTAAGCATTTGAAGTCTCCTTGTAGTGTTTTGTTACCTAATGATATTTATATAGTTAGAGTTTTATCTAAGAGTCCTAGATATTGCTTCGGCATACTTCGCTACAGAACTATCTGTTGCTACTCTCTGTGTACCTTCGTCAACTGGATCGACCTCTTCAGTTAGCGATGTTTTAGTAGATGTACTGAAATAGTTCTCTTTGATGATCTCTACCTTACGAGTAAAGTCAGCTAGATTCCTATATTCTAGACCTTCTGTGAGAGAAGTCAACTTCTCTACCTGTGTGAATGTGAGGCCTTCAGCCACCCCTGCGAAAGCATCTTGACGTTTGGATTCATGTAACTCTTTACGGAGTTTAATCTGACCGTCCATCGCTTCGTTGAGTGCTGCTTCAGTTTCTTCCAGTTGCTCGGTTATATCTGCGATTACGTCAACATCTTCTTCTGGGATATTGATATTATGCTCTACAAATAAACCACGCAAGCCGTCAATGAATGATTCAGCAATTTCTGAACGAATACCTTTTTCGATAGCCAGTTCGTTTTCTGTCATCCACTGTTCAACAACATAATCTAAATACGAGTCAACTTTTTCAACCAGATCAGCAACCGCTAATTCTGTTTGCTCATCTAGTTTAGCTTCGTACTCTTTTTCGATACGAGCCACTTCTTCTACTAACTTTGATCCAACCGCTGCTTCAAATACAACAGTAGCTTTAGCTTTGAAATGTTCAGACAGGCCATTGCCCGCAAACATTTCTTCAACAGCTTTCTTGCCGTCTACTTTGTCTTCGTCAT